CTGCCCGCGCTCGGCCTGCATCGCCCCGATGCGGAAGCCCTTGGCGATGCGCTCGCCAAGCGACAGCGTCTCGATGTCGTCCTGCGCCAAGTTGGCCAAGTGCAGGTCTTGCAGCGACCGGAACAGGATCGGATTCGTCTGCTCCAGCGCCTGCCCGTTGACGGCGACCATCCGAGCCAGCTTGGACAGGTAGCCGCGATCCTTCTCGGCCGTGGCGCGGTCGACGCCCAGCTGCTTCGACAGCTTGACGCTCTCGGCGTAGACCACCGGGTCAGTCTGCGAGGCGACGCGGAGCGAGTCGTAGAACTTGCCGCGATCTTCCTGCTCGATCTGGTCAAGCGCCGCGCCCCAATCGTGGGCCGCAGGCGCCCCGGCTTGCAGCGTCGGCGACGGCTGCTGCGTGACCTCCCCGGCCACGGATGCCCAGTCGATCGGCTGCGATTCTGGACTGACTACTGGGGGTTGGCTGCTCGTCATTTGCGCCCTTGCTTCTGCTGCTCGGCCAGTCGCTGCATAAGGTCCATCTGCGCTCGCTGCGTCTGCTGGTCCGGGATGGTGATACCCGGAACGGCGGACCGGCGGATGGCGGTTTCGCGGCTGAACACCGGGAAGCCCAGCTTCCGCGCATCCTCGACGGCTTGCTGGTACTCGGCCGAGTCAATGGCAAGCTGCGACTTCGGACGGCCTCGCGCGTCCCACATGCGGGCAGCAACATCCAGCGTGAACACGCCGCGCGGGTATCGCTGCTGGAAGCCCTTGGCCATGTCGCGCAGGAGGTCAGGCGGCATGTCGATGACGCGAACAGGCTCCTTGCCGGGGACGGGGACAAAGATGGATTCCAGCGGCTCCTTGTCGCGCAGCGCCTTGGCGTAGCTGGTGACGGTCGGAGCGCCCCAGTCGGCGACCTCCACCTTGTCCTCCTCCATCGGGCCAAGGATGAACTTGCGCACCTCGGCGTCGAAGAGGTCGCGCTTGAGTTCGCCGCGCTTCCTCTCAATCAGCGGGTCCACCGTGTTCGCGCGCCAGTCGTCGAAGGCCGCCTGCTGCGACTCACTGGCCCGGCCCTCCTGCGGCAAGATGCCAAGAAAGCGAGCCGTCCGCTTCACGCTGTCCTCAAGCCGCATCGTCGACTGGTCGCCGCGCACGAACGCGAACCAGCGGTTGGCGTCGGACTGGGACAGGCCGCGCTGCAGGAAGTTCTTGAGGCGAGCGTCGCCCCACGACCGAAGCTCGCCTATGTCCATCTGCTGCAACTGCCGCTCAAACTCCGGGTCGGTGCGCTGCACGCGGTCGATGGTGACGCCGAAGTCCTGCGCCCGCTGGGCCAGCGCCGGGTTGTCCTCCAGCGACAGCATCGGGTTTGCCCGCTGCCACTTCTCGACTTCGTCGCGAACGGACCGCTCCTCGATCGCGGTGGCTTCAAGGCGGCCGGTCTCAAGCTGCCGAAGGTGCCGCTTGGCTGACTCGGCCTCGTCGCCGGTCAACATGCCTTCGCCCGTGTACTTGTCCACGGTGGCCAGGCGTTCGCCCAGCGAGGGGACGGCAGCGTCGAGCTGGCGGGCGGTCTGGTCGATCCACTTGCCACGGACCACCTTCTCGGCCTTGGTGGCCTCCTGCGGCTCGATCTCGCCCTTGTAGGTCTCCAGGTAGGCCCCGGCCTTCGAGGCCAGCCCAGCGGCCAGCAGCGCGCCCACAGCGCCAAGGTGCATGTCGGTCGTCACCGCAAGCCGCGCCGCCTTCGACTGCTTGGGACCGTATCCCTTGAGGCGCGAGTTCTCGTCGATGTGGCGGATGGCCAGCTCCCGAGCCTCCGCCATCTTCTCGGCATCGCCGATCGACGCCTTGTAGTCTCGCACCGCACCCGTCGCCGCCGCATCCGACTCGCCTATGGCCCAGTTGCGCGCCTCGCTGTCCCGGTGCGCCATGAGCCGTCCAAGCCCCGACTGCATGCGCTCGGCCATGACGCGGGCCGCCAGCTGCTTCTGCACTGGCGTCTTGGCCATGTCGCCGATCTTGGCGATCTGGTCCCGATAGCGGAGCTGCAGGTTGTCGTACGCATCCACCGCGTTCTTGCCGGCCAGCTGCTGGAACTTGCTGACCGTGTTGCGCGTGATCTCGCCGGCCACGGTGTCGACCTGAGTGAGTATCGCCTGGTCGATCTCCTCCTGCACCGCCAGCCCAACCCGCAACGCACCCTGCGCCGCAACGGTCAGGCTCTGCCCGACGTCGGCCAGTTGCGCCGGCCCTTGGTCGCGCGGCATGGCGGGAGACGGGGCCGAGAAGCCGCCAAGGTTCTGCGTGCTGATCGGCGCGCGAGGGATCGGAATTCGCATGGTCAGGTGTTGCGGCTGTAGGCGTACCAAGCCGGGGCAGCGCGTCCGGCGGCGTCGAGGAGGCCAGCGAAGCCGGCCATGCCGGGGCTGATGCTGCTGCCGGCAGCGCGCAGATTGCGGGCCGAGACGCCGGCCATGGCGCCTTGGCTGCGGAGGTCGGTGGCCCGGATGCGAGCGGCACGGGCGGCGCGCACCGTGTTCCGGTTGATCGTCAGGGCCTCGATGCGCTGGGCGAGCCGAAGCGAAACCCGTTGCTCCAGCGCGTTGCCGCTGGACAGGTCCACCCCGGCGGCGCCCTGCTGCGCGATCTGCTCGCCGGCCGCTTGGTTGTAGCCCATTGCCGACCGCTGCGCCTGCAGCCGGCCTGCATCCAACTCGGCTTGCGCGTCGATCTCAGCCAATCGGGCGTTGCGGTTCGCCATCGACTGCGCGAACTCGGCCGACATGGCCTGTTGGCGGTAAGTCTCCTTCGCCACCTTGGCGCCGTAGAACGCGCCGACGGTCGACATGGCGCCGCCGATCAGCGAGCCGTAGGCGCCGAGCTGCAGCAGCCAGTTCGGGGAGGAGCTGGCGGCAGCCGCGTCGCCACCAACTGGAGACGACTGGAGCGGGCGCGAGAAGTAGTTGGGCGTCAGGTAGCTCGGTATGCCGGTCATTCAGTCCCCCAGCGTTGTTTCAAGGGTCAGGGAGGCCACGGACAGCGGCAACGGGTCGGGCTGCTGCATGACTAGCTGCTTGTCGTTGCTCCAGTCTCCGACGGCCGCAAGGATCACTTCCCCTGTATACACGTCGGCAACCGTCGCATCGTTGAGCGTCTGTGCGCCGAGCGGCCCGAACTCGAACGAAGACGATCGGATGATGCGGGGCCACAGACGGACGATGTTGCCCTTGCGGCCGTGGCCGAGGCCGTCGATCTGCAGGCCGAGCGGGAGCGTGACCATGCGTGCCGTGTAGCCGAGGCCGACGTGGACCTTGTAGCCAACGGTTCCGAGCGCAATGGAGCCGCTGGCCACGGTCTTGTCGCCGATGTAGACGCCGTCGGCGACAACCTGCACGGTCTGGCCTTCGAGGTGCGACAGGCCGGCGATCGTGTCGCGTCCCCACGTCCAGACGGCAGACGGGGACGACGGGACGGCGGCGAAACTGTCCTCGATCACCCCTGTGGCCACCGTCGTGGAGCTGGTCGCCGTGATGCGGACCCGGTAGAGGCCGAGCCACTTGATGCGGTCGCCGACGTCGGTCGTGGCCGGGTAGGCGAACGTCGCCGAGCTGGCCGTCAACGTGATCGTCTGGCCCGCCGCGTAGGTCGTGCCGCCGGTCAGTGTCAGCGTCGTGGCCGTCGTGTTCGTGCCGTCGTAGGTCAGGTGGCAATCCACAAACCGCCGGTCGCTGGTCGCCAGCCACAGGCGCGGCGCCATCCGTTCGACGTATCGCTTGCTGCTGCCGTTGATCGTCCGGCGTACGATGAGGTAGACCGAGTCCTCGTCGCCCTCGGGGACGACGCAAACGCTCTCGAACGTGCCGCCGGCCGTCGTGTGCTCGTGCCAGCCGCCAACACCCTCCTCGGGCGCGTAGGTGAAGCCAAGTAGCCGGCCATCGCTACGCACCATCCAGAGCGTCGATACCGGCGCCTGCTGGTGGAAGATGCCGTCAGCAAGGTCGTAGCCGTCGAACCAGTCCGCGCACCGGGCCGAGACGTCGCCGACGATCCAGCCGGTGTCAGAGCGGAATCCAAGCTCGCGGACGTGCCCGCCACGGTTCGCCTCGAACACCATCGCGCCACCGACCACGACGGGACCGCGCTGGCTCGAACCGACGCTGGTGATCGACCGGGCCGGCGGCGTCGTGTCAGCCGTCAGCGCCACACCGTCCGGCGAGGCAATGCGGAACTCCTCCGTGCTCGTCATCGCCACAAGCGTCTGACTCATCGGGATGAGGTGCCGGATGTCGCACGGCCGGTTGCTCTTGAGTGTCAGGTTGAGACGGTCATCGGGCTGCAGCGGGATGTGGTAGCTCAGGTCCGCCGACGTGCCGCTGCGGGTGCCCCATATCGTCTGCGGCCGGTTGGTCGTGCCACCAAACAGCTGCCGCCCCTCGAAGTTGCCGGAGGTGGCGGGCCAATCGTTGGCCGTTCCGCCGATCGTGACGTCGCCCTCGGGGAGCGTGTAGGCGTAGTCGGGAGCGCCGCCAACGTCTCGGAACGTGGTCTCGCCTGTCTCGCCGATGAGGAAGTACCGGCCGTTCTCAGCGCGGTAGATGCGGTAGAGGCTGGCCCCCACCACCGGCAGCCACGACAGGGTGTTGTAGGCGCCCTCGACGACTAGCGGGTTGAGCGCGCCCGATGCTGGCCCGCCGTACGATTCGCGCCCGTCTGCATCCAGCGACGTGATGCGGTAGAAGTTGGTAAGCGTGGCCGACGGCGAGACAAGACGGACAGTCCCCATGACGGTCGGAACCGTCGTGATGAACGCCTCGCCCGTGACGGTGCGAACATCGAACAGCGCCGCAGTGGTCCCGCCCACCGAGTAGAAGCCATCCGGGAGCCCGCCGCCGCCGGAGAATCCCTGTGCGTAGAAGGTGTCTCCCACTCGGAACGTGTGCTCGCTGGCGAATGTCAGCTGCAGTCGGGTCGGTGACGCTGCGGTGGCAGCCGACGCTGGCGTCGCATACCTGCCTGCGTACGGAACGATCGCATCGGATGACCATGCCGGCGGGCCGACGGGAGAGGCGAACGCGATCGTGCGGAACGCCCACACCAACGGCCCCAACCGAACCAGTTCGCGCGGCTGGTAGTTGCGGTGCGTGATCGTCAGCACGTTCGACGCCTGCGACCGCATGCTCAACGAGGTCAGGTCCGCATCAAGGTACTGGTGCGGGATCTCCAGTTCGCGCGAAGCTGGCAGCTGATACCAGTAGGTCTGCCAGCCTGGATCAACCCCAGGTTCTACGCCGGGCGTCCACTCGCGGCAGTAGAAGTAGTTTGTAGAGTTTTGAACGATGTCGCCGGGCTGGTAGTAAGCGTGCCCACTGGTCGTTCCAGAGTTGCCAGCAACGCCGATGTAGGGGATTGCCGGACCTCCAGGCGTGGCGGCGATCTGGAAGGAGTTCGTTGCCCGCACCCGAACGTAGTAGACCTGTCCGGCAACGAGGCCGTAGCCGAGCACGTTGGTCGTCGTGAATGCGACCGGCTGATCGTCGGCGGTGAACGGCTGCAGCGTCCAGTTGACCTGCAGCTCGCCGCCGCCAGAGTTGGAGATCGTGACCGTGGACGACTCGCGGTAGAGCGGGTAGCTGCCGGCGACGTAGAGCAACGGCCTCCCATTCACGAGGAACCGGATCGTGCCGTAGTTGCTCGGGTTGGCGTCCCAGCCGTTCAGGATCAGCACGACGCTGCTGCTGTCGCCCGTGATGAACGGCCGCACGACAGCGGCCCTAGCGCTGTCCTTGGCCTCGATGCAGAACTCCGTGCCCGTCCGGCGCTCGCATGCCCCGGTTACCGTGGTCCACATGTTCGAGCACTCGGCCAATCCGTTGCGCTGCCGGGCATCGTCGGGCCGCCCGTACATGTTCGGCGACATGCGGCCGGCGCCGAACGCGGTCTGAATCGTGCGCAGCTTGCCCATCGTCAGTTCCTGCCGTCGAGGAAGGACACTCGGGGACGGGTCTTGACGACGCGCTGATTCCCGTCGCTCTGCCGCGCCCGGCGAATCATCTCGTCAGCCAACTGGAGGTGCCGCACGGTCGCCGAGTCCCCTTCCGCGCCGCCACGCAGCGGGCCGACCAACTTCGCCGCCAGCCGCTGCACGATGCCCTCTTGCAGCAGCGGGTCGAACTTGTTCGGGTCCGTCTCGTAGACCGTGTAGCGCAGGATTGCGTTCTCCAGGTTGCTGTAGATGCGCACCACGCCGCCCGCGTCACGCTCGAACCGGAACGGCACCTTGAGCCCGTCCTGGTCGCGGTAGTCGTCCGGGGCTCCCGGAGGCAGCATCTCGATCGCCGCCAGCATCCCGGCCGGGATCTCGTAGCAGTACTTCCAGGCGTCGTTGCCGCCGCCAATGACCTCGGTGAGCGTCACGCGGGTCGTAGCGCACCCCCACGGGTGCAGCTGCAGAACCTCGTTGACGGCCTGCGGGTAGAACCGCTGGCAGAGGATCGCTTGCTTCGTGTTGTCAGGCGGCGAAATGCTCGTCACCACGCCGGCATCGCCGACAGCGGTGAGCGCACGGTTGCAGAGATCGACAGCGGTAACCACGGGCTGACCCTCGACGGTGATGTTGTAGGGGTAGGCGTTGCGCTCGAAGAACTCGCCCCAGTTCCAGGCGGTGAGACGGACACCCTCGATGACGACGTTCTCGAACGCGATGTCGTGCGGCGTGTCGGCCCAGCTCACTCCGAGAATGCGCGATGACTGCCCGGGCGTCGTCTCCGTCGTGACGTTGCGAATGGAGAAGAAAGCAACCTGCCCCTTCTCGGTGCCGGCGTCGGCCCACGGGTATGGCTTCACCTCGAAGCTGATGACCGGAACCTGCAAGTCGCCGACGACGTGGAAACCGTCGATCCGAAGATCCCATGCTCCGTAGTCGGATCGCGTGCTATCGACCCAAGCCTTGATGAGAGCATTCGTCGGGTAGTCGGCGTTGCTCGGGCTGCCGGAAGCTGTCTGCAACGAGCGAGCGTAGATGTTCGAGAAATCGCTGGTTGTGGCATCGATCCGCACGTTCCCAAAGTAGTCGACGAGGATGGCCGAGCTTGCGGACTGGACGCAATACACGTCGTCGACCGTGAGCTGAAGGAAGTCGCTGGTGATCTTGATGCTGTCGTCGCCGCACCAGCAGAGGCAATGGCGGATCGACGCGGTGTTGTCGGTGGTCGACTTCTGCATCGGGTCGAAGCCGTCCGCGTTCGGCGCCCATCCGCCGAGAACCTGAACGTTCTCGAACTCGGTGAACTCGTACCCCGACATGCTGTAGAACGGATGGCCGTAGACCGTGACGCCTTCCAGCCGGTTGTCGCGGTTGTAGTTGGTGTCGAGGCCATGGAACGGCGACCACTCAAGCTGTTCGCCGAACGTCGGAAGAGCCACGATGGTCTCCCACGTCGACAGGTTCGCGCCGATGACGCCGTGCCCGATGATGTCGCTTCCGGCCGTGCACGAGCGCAAGTCGAACGTGCCGAACACATGCGCGCTGCCGTCGAGGTAGATCGGCTGGCCGTCCTGCACATCGAACAGGCGACCGATGCGCCACGAACCGGCTGGGAAGTAGAGTGGGGCAGCGGGCGCCACGGTGCGATACACCTGCATGGTCCCGCTTCCAGCACTCGTTAGGTCGATTGCCGCTCCGCCCGAAGTGCGCGCGAGCTGGATCGTCGTCGCGGTCGGGTTGACCACGTAGTAGAAGTCCGCTTCGGTCAGGTTGCCGCCCACCGCCGTCGGGTAGGTGCCGGTCGTGTAGTAGCGGACCCGTTCGTTCGCGACGAAGCCGTGGCCCACCGGGACGGTCAGCGTGTTCGCGACCGTCGACACGGCCGATACCGTGCGAGGCCCGTAGGTGGCCCAGCTCGTCGTGCCGCCCGGGATCGTGATCGGTGGCGACGAGAACAGCCACAGCCAGTCGCGCTCGTTCCCGTTCAGCTCTACTTGCAGTCGCCGATTCGCCGGAACCGTCAGCGTCAGCACGCCGCCGACGATCGACTTCGTGATGCCGTCCTCGGTTGGGTAGACGCGACACGACGTGATGGCGCCAGCAAGGCGGGTGACGACAACCGTGGCGGTCTCGTCAGCGCCCCAAGTCACCCACGACTGGTAAGGTGAGTCGCCGGCCGACCAGCCCTGCACAGTCGTCCAGATGGGAGCCGTGCGCGACCAGCCGTAGACGTAGGCCGTGGAGCCGTTGACCGTGACCGAGTACTGCGTCGACTGATGCGCCGAGGTGCCGGGGCCTGGGTAGACGGTTACGACCATTCGAGCCGACCTCGTGACGCTGGCCGGCTACGTTGGCGACAGCGACGGGCCAGCGCCGCCGCGTCGTAGTGGGTCACTTCTTCGGGGGCGCCATCGACGAGTCCGGGATGGGCAACTCGTTGGCGATGCTGCTCGGCGCCGGCTTCGGAGCGGGTGCGGGCTTCGCCGTGGTTTTCTCCAGCACGGGGCGCAGGATCGCTTCCATTGCCGGCGTGTCGGACTCGACGCGCAGCACCTCGTCGTTGATCTCCTCCTCACCGAGGAGCGTGAAGCGGTCGCCGGCCTTGCGGAACGCGTTCTGGACGAACGTGTCCATCAGGGCCAGTACGACGCGCTCGCGCTGGCGGTAGACGCGACGCGCTTCCAGGTCGCCTTCCTTGAGGACAGTTTCGCGCAGCTGCGGGACAATCACGCCATCGGGAACGTTGACGGCGTTGCTGACTTTGGACTTGGCAAGTGTGGTCATGGTCGGTTGTCGGTTTCAGTCCCCGGCTCAGTAGCCGATGCGGCCGGGGTAGGTCTTGGGCGGGATGCGACCGCCAAGCACGGTGAATGCACCCGTCGGGCTCAGGTGCGGGGTGATGCTCGCCGTCACCTTGCCGGTGCTGAACGCGGTGCCGGTCACGGTGTAGAGCAGGCCGAAGGAGTTCGTGACTCCGGGGAAGATGCTGGCAAGCGACCCGTTCAGGGCGTCTGACATCGAGATCGGAGGGATGGGCAGGTGCCACCGCGCTCCTTGCGCCAGCTTGGCCCCGAGGATGCGCTTGCTGCAAAGCTGGATCGCGTCCGTGTCCGTCATGCTCGTGGTCGGGGAAACCACAAGGATGACGTCAAGGGTGGTGAGCAGCTGGTTGAATGTTTCCGTGACCTCGAAGTCGACGTAGAGAATCGACCCGGTGCCGATGTCGCGGGCGCCAGCGATCGGCGAGTTCGGCGAACTGTTCAGAACGTAGTAGTTCGTCGACTGCGCCGTGCCGGTCGTGATCGCTTGGTCTTCGCTCAGGATTGAGGAGTAGTCGCGCAAGCGTCACCTCAGAGCGTGTAGCCGCTCGGGTAGAACTTGCGGCTGTCCCCGCGAGTCGAAGGAGAGAAGTAGGCGTTCCACGCACTGTTGGTCAGCGTGCCGGTGCCGGTCGTGACCGTGTACCGAATGCCGATGTAGGTGCGGAGCGTGTCGCCTGCGTCCTGCTGGCCATACGGAGCCACGTCGGTCCAGCCCATCTCGAACATGTTGGGCGGGATCGCCAGGGCAACCGTCTTGCCAAGCGGGGCGCCAGTGCCGGCCGTCGGCTGCAGCTCGGCGTAGGTGTAGCTACGCGACTGCACCAGCGTGATGATGTTGGCGTTCAGGGCCGCCGCGCTGGAGATGATGACCTCGAACACGATCGAGGCCGTGCCGGGGGTCGTCGGCGCGACCGACATCGCAATGTTGGCGATGATCGGCTGACCCTCGCCGATGTCGCGGACCTTCTTGAGGTCCATGGCGTCCGTCGAAACCGCCGTCGCCGTGAAGGTCTGATTGGTGCTGACCTTATCACCGAATGCAACAAGAGCCATTGTGGTTCTCCTTGTGGTGGAGGCCCGCCAGAAGGCGGGCCAGTGGGTCAGCTGACGACCGCTTCGGTATTGACGATCGCGTCGCAGCAGACGAACGGGTAACCGAACACCCGCAGTTCCTCGGTGCCCGGGTCACCGAACTGGCTCGCGGCAGCGCCGAGCGTGACAGCGGCCGAGGACTTCTCCATCGCAATGCGGTGGATGGCCTCGAACAGCAGGCGATTGCCGTGGAACACCAGGCGGCCGCCGGTCCCCTTCGGCATGCGGGCGATAACCTTCGCCATGCCGTGGAGGATGTTGTTGAAGCTCGTCGGCGTCTGGTTGTTCGACAGCGCCGCGAGGTGGGCCGCGTCGATGTTGCAGACGCGAGCGACGTGGCGCCAATCCTTGATGCACAGGCCAAGGGCGAAGTTGACGACCGTCCCCCAGACTTCCATCCGCAGGCCGTTGCCGCCCGCGTTCTGGTCAGTCTGCATGCCAAGGTCCAACTGGTCGATGCCAGCCGGAGCACCCTGCGGCGTAATCATGTAGCAGCCGTTCTCATGCCACAGGGTCGCGTAGATCGACGTCTGTGCGTTCGCCGTCGAGCCGCCGAGGCTGATGACGTTTTGCGAGTTGCCGCCCGTCAGCGTGCCGTAGCGCGGCGCGATGCCGTTGAACTGCTCGTCGAAGAGCGAGCCGTTGCCGTAGAAAAGCGCGCGGCTGGACTCCTGCCGCAGACGCTCGGACGCGCTGACGATCTGGCCCATGCGCAGCTGCTGCAGGTCAGCTCCGCGAGCGAGGTGGCGCGGGATCTCGTGCCGGCTTTCCAGGATGCCCCAGCCTTCCTCAAGCTGCGCCGTGGTGGCCTTGGACAGCGGGATGCCCTTACCGACTGTGACCCAGTAGGCGTCGGGCTGACTGGTCTCGACGATCACCTGTTCACAGGTGTCCTTGTTAGCCACCTTCCACATGGCGTAACGGGTCCAACTGTTCGTCTGGTTGAGCAGACGTGCGATGTAGGCAGCCGATGCGATTTGCCCGTTGGGCATGCGCATCTTCTGGACATCGACGAAACCGAGTTGCTTGTCACCTACGGCAGCCATTGCTTACCCCTCCGATTCACTGACTCAGGGCCGCCGAATGCGGGAACATGATTCGCGCAAGGTCCGGCTCCTGTGACTGTTGCCCCGCCGGACTGCCCACAAAAAGGCGGTCTGGCCCGACGGCTTCCTCGATCGCGGCGAACGCGATGCGAATGGCCGGATGACTTCCAAGCGGGCCGTCGAGGAGCTTCGCGTGGCTCTCAGGCCAGAACCGCTTGAGCGCGCGTTCCGCCTTGGCCACCGTGTCGTCGAACTTCTCCCCGCCCCATTGCTCGTCTTTGTAGAGCTGCTCGGAGAACGTCTCCGACAGCTCCGCATCCCTCGACTCGGCGCGCTTGACTGCGGCTTCGTGCACGCGGTCGAACACGGCCTGCGCCTTGTCAGCGGGCAAGCCGAGGTCCGTTGCTATGCTCGTGACAGTCTCGACCACGAAGCCGTCGGCGCCCTCTGGCACCTTCAGCTGCAGCGGCCCGGCCTGCTGCGCCTTTGCCGGCTCGCTTGCCGCCTTGCGAGCGGCGTCCAGCTTCTGTGCGAACGACTCCTTCGCAGGAGCCTGCTGGGCAGCTTGCTGCGTCGCCTGCTGCTGTGATTGCGGCTGCGCATTGGCCTGCGCTGGCGCGGCTTGGGTAGCCGCCGAGGTGTCAGGCGCCGAGGAACTTGGCGCGGTTTCGGTTGCGGTCATGCCTCTCCTGGGTGAGCTGCTGCAACAGCTCGGGGAACTGGGACTCGCACCGCTGCATCAGCTCGATGGCGACGCTGCGGCGGCCCTCCTGGTAGGCGCTGTGGTCCGCGCTCCCCTTCACGTACGAAGGCGCGCGATAGCCGGCGTCCTCGGTCAACATGTCGAGGAAGCGGCGGCCCTGGAGCGTGCTCAGGACGGCAAACAGGTCATCGCGACGGGCATCCCGCTCCAGCCGCGCGTATTCAGACTGCCGCTCTGCGCGGGCCTGCTGTGCGCCGATCTGGTCCGGGTCCGTGCCTGCGATGCTCACGGGGCCGACGATGCGGACGCCGCCGAGCACCTTGGCAACACCGGCGATTAGGGCCTATCAACGAAAATGGCCCGCCAAGCGATTCCCCATCGCCGGGCGGGCCGACCGACAACCGACCGATGCTGGTTACTGGGCGTAGCGGCGCCAAGCAGCGGCGCAGAAGTCTTGGGCGCGGTCCGTCGAGAAGTCCGAGCCCCACGGCAGCGTGATGCCGCGCGACTGCATGCCGGACACCACACCGGGCGGCGTCGGCTGCGTCATCCACTGGGCCACGAAGCCGTCGAGCGCCGGGCTCATCCACTGCGTGAGGCCCAGCAATCGCATGGCGAGTGCGGTGCCGATCTGCGACGCGACGTTCGCCGTCAGGTAGGACGAGGTGTAGTAGACCTCGCCGCGCTGGCCGTCGGTCCACTGCGAGGGCGGCAAGTGCAGCCAGAAGCGTTCGCGGTGCCGACCACGCCATGCGTAGCGCCAGCCGGGGGTATCGCCCCACTGCCACGGGCCGACGTCGGCGTAGGCAAGGTCCTCTTGGAACTGGCCCCGGAGCGCGAACGGCCACAGGTGCTTGGGGATGTCCAGCATCTCCAGCGCGAACACGACGCACGCCTTGCGGCCCATGTACCAGCCGCCGTCAACCTCCTGCTCGCGCCCGTCGAGGAACGCGCCCAACAGGTCGATTCCGGCCTGCACGAGTCGCACGGCAAGGCGCTGCTTCTGCTCGGCCGGCGCCGTGCTGCAGAGCATCACCAACGCCGCCGAGACGCGGCTGGCAAACTGACGGCCGTAGGGCTCGACCTGTGACACCGGGGAGCCGGTGACCCCCCACATGTCGCCGACGTCGCCGATGAAGGCGAACTTGGATTCGAGCCACTCGAACGTCGGCTTGCCCTTGCCAAACGCGGCCCACTGCACAGGCAGCGAGTCGACGTCCACCACGGACGGGAGCCGGGCCGCATTGACGCGGCTGCCGAGGATCGGAAACGCCGTGCGCAGGAAGTCGACGAGCGGGTTGCGGCGACCGAGGCACGGGCCGGCGAACTGGTCCGAGACCATCGGCCACGGCTCGCCGCCGACGTCGAAGTCCGGCACGACGTGAACCGCCGTCATCTCGTCGCACTGCGTCCCGCCCTGCACCGTCGAGGCGGCCAGCAGCACGTCGCCGGGGCGCATGACTTGGCCGATCGCGGTTTGCGTCTGGACGTCGCGCGCACCCTTGCCGGGCGAGTTGATGACACTGCCCGAGCTGCCGTCGGTCGTGGTGACGTTCAGCACCTGGACGCCGGTCGGGGCGGCCTTGACCAGCCAGCGGCCGTCTTGCAGCTGCACGAACTCGGTCACGCCGTCGAGCGTGATGGAAAGCGAGCGGGTGGTGAGGACGCGGATCACTTCTTGTTCTCCACCGTGATCGCCCACGCAGCTGCCAGCCCGAGCACGCGGTTGAGCAGCTCGGCCGCGCTCACTGGCGTCGTCTCCGATGCAGCGACCGCCGCCCGCAGGTCCGCCACCTGTCCGAGCGCGAGCGCGTAGTGGTCCGACGGGATCTTGCCGGTGCCGTGTGCGACGCCCAGGCCCGTCTCGATGGTCGAGAGCAATGCCAAGAGGTCGGCGCGCTCCTGGGCAGTGGTAGTGCGAGGAGCGCCGGCACAAGCGGCGAGAGCCAGAACGGCAAGTAGAGGAGCATGCTTCATCGGTGGGCCTGTTGGTTGTGGTGTGCGGTGTGCTCGCGCTTCAAGTCCTCCAGCGCGTCGTCGATGCTGTCGAGCCGCTTCTCGTGCCCCTGCAGCACGTCCTTGATGCCGTCGAGCTTCGACAGCACGCCAGACGAGAAGGTCGAGGCAAGCGCCATGAACTGCCGCCAGCCGACCCACAGGAACACGAGGAAGGCGCCCCAGCCGCCGAGCCTTTCGATAATGGACATGAGGTCGACGGGTGTTTCGGTCATGGCTGCGGCGTGAGGATGTAGGTCGCTTCCAACCACTGCTTGAGGGTGTCGACGGCGAGCGGCTTCACGACGCCCCCAGCAGTCACGAGCGCGATGAAGTCCCCCGGCTCAAGCGCGGACTTCTCGGCGGCGGCGTTGACTGAGTTGGCGGCATTGGCCAGTACCGCGATAGGCGCCGGCTGCGTAGCAATGCGGCGATCTCGGTACGCGGCGTCCCTGCGGATGCCGGCATTCCCGTCAAGTTGCGGCGTGCGGGTCACTGCACCCCCATCATTCGGGATAGCACCGAGTTCTCCTCAGGCGCCGCCGCAAGATCCTTCGTGGCCGTGGCCATCTGCTGCGCCGCCTGCATCTGCTGCGCTGCGGCCTCCATCTGCGCGCGACGCTGGCGAAGCTCGACGACCTCGCGCCGGTCCACCATGACGCGGGCCGGGGCGCCGTAGGTCTCGCGCAGCTCCTCGGCCACGTCGTCGACCGAAACGCGGTCCTTTGCCTCGGGGTAGGCCGCAGCGAGCGCCGACATGCTGTCGACCCACCGGACTGTGCCGATGCTCGCGCTGGCCTGCTGCGCCATCGCCAGCTCGTTGACGAACTTGAACTTGATCGGCTCGCCGGCAAGCTCGGGAGGCGTCGGCGGGATCATGCCGCGCTCTAGCAGGAACGCGTAGGTGATCGCAACCAGCGGCTCCAGCAGCTCGCGCACCAGGCGCATGTAGACCGGCCCCAGCTGCTGCAGCTTCTCTTGCATGCGGGCGCGGATCTCGGCCGCAGTGATGCCGCTGCGCGTGTCGCCCGTGAACATGGCGAAGGCGTCCGCACTGAATGCCCGCATGATGCGCGGGTGGTCGCCCTCGATGATCGTCCGGTAGAGGTCGGCGATGCTGGTCCGCGTCTGCACGATCTCGGTGACAGCACCGGCCCCGCTGGTCTTGATGTGCGTCCCCGGCAGCGTGTCGACGTCCTCGGCCTCGACTGGACCTTGCGTCGCCGGGTTGGTCTGGCGGTCGATGACCTCGCCCAGCCTTACCTGCTTGTGCTGCAGCCCGCGAATGTCGCCAAGCGCCACCATGGCCGGCGACAGGCCGTAGACGTCATCGCCCTCGACCTCCCAGCGCGGGGCCAAGACCGGGAAGAAGTCGTAGCCCGAGTCACGCAGGGGCGGCACGTCGTCGCCCGCGCCCATGTCGTAGTAGACCGACCGGAAGGGCATGTTCCGGTTGTCGCGCTTCGTCGGGTCGCGCTGCTTGCGCTCGTCGATGACGTGCAGCAGCCGCACTTCCTCGTCGTAGCGCTCGCTGTCCCACAGCACTTTCACCTGCGGGCTCTGCGCGTCGTAGCCAAACTCCTTCACCACAGCCTCAACCGTGGTGACGATCTCGCGGAACACGCCGTTGACGTTGCCCTTGAGGTCGCGCTTGAGGCAGTATTGGCCCGCCGTCAGCGTGTAGAGGTGCAGGACGTTCTCGTCGTCGCGCTCGACGATCGCGCAGGCCGTGCCGAACGCAGCCAGCTCGCTGTAGATGCTGCGCAGCGCCGTGTACGTGTTCGAGTTGTCGAACGTCTGCAGGATGACCGCCGACACGTCGTCTGCCCAGTCAGCCGCAACCGTGCTGTCGGCGAAGTCCGGGTTCGCCATGCGGCCAGCGACCCAAGGGCGCGTCGGGTCGGTCACACCCGTCATCAGGCCCGAAACGAGCGTGCGGTGAGCCCAAGTCGCCGTGTTGTCGAGGATGCTGGCGAAGCTGGCGGCTTGGTTCGGCCGGGTCGTCCAGTAGCGCCCGCTGTAGGGCAGCAGGTATTCGGTGATCTTCTGCCAGACGGGGAGCAGGTTGCTCCGCTCAGTCTTGGCGTGCTCGTACGCCTGCAGGTCGCGGGTGCGCTGGCTTGACTTGACCTTCGGCGCGATGGCTGGCACGGGTCAGGCTCCCAGCGCGCCCTTGCTGCCCAGCGCCCCGGTCGTGCCATTCGCGGCCCCGGTCAGAGTCGGCGCAGCACCGGCAGCACCACGGCGCAACTCGCGGTCGAAGATGCTCATGAGGTCGGGAGCCGCCTGCGCCTTCCGCTGCTCCTCCAAGGCCGCGCGCTCCTGACGAGCCGCAGCAGCCTCGGCCGAGTTCTGTGCCGCAGCTTGGGCGCGTGACGCCTGCTTCTGCCGATCGGACGCCCGCTCACCCGAGTAGACGCCGTAGCTGGTGCCGGCAGCGGCAACGGCCAACGATGCAATCGGCACCCATTCAGCCCCGTACGCCATTGCTTACCCCCTTCACGTAGACGGTCTCGCGCTCGTCGAAGCCCAGTAGCTCGTAGAGCCGGCACGCTGGCGACCCTCGGCGACCGTGCGCGGCGATCTCGGTTGCGCCCAGCTCCGCAGCCGTGAGCAGTGCCCACGTCACGAGGTCCAGGCCGATGCGGCCCTTGCGATGCGCGGGTGCGACGTAGAGCGCGTCGATCTTGGCCGGCCTCGCCTCGCGGTCGTGCAGATGCAGGCCCAGCGTCAACGAGCAGTAGCCGACCAGCGTGTCGCCGATGTAGGCGCCTTGGCCGAGCACCAAGCCAAGGTCTTCCAGCTCCCGGTAGCGGTCCCAGTTGACCGACAGCGAGCCCTTGCCCTCGACCTCATCCCAGTGCGCCGCAAGCAACGGAGACGCCTGCGCCTCCATCTCGGCGACGGTGATCGGTCGTAGCTCGTGCACGGCGGGACGATCCGGCCGGGGGGCTCAACCTTGGCAACGCGGATCAGAAGTCGCGCAGCGGGTCGTAATCGCCGATCGCCACCTTGCGTTGCTTGCGAAGGTGCGAGTCCTGCGCCGTGCGCTTGCTGACCGGCGCGGCGAACGTCAACGCCAGAGCGTCGGCGATATCTGGCGATGCGCCACCCTTGAGCCGTTCCTTGATGTCGTCCTTCGACTCCAGCACCTTACGCCCCTGCGAGTCGAACCAGTAGGTCGGCGTCGCCATCTCGGCCTTGAGGTGCGAATCGTTCGGGATGCTGCCGCCGCTGCGCACCCAGTCGGCCATGGCGCACCACATTTCCGCGCGCCGCTTGTCGAACAGGTGCGCTTGCAGCGCCTTGCCACCAAACGGCACCTCGAACACGTAGCGATGCCCCAGCTGCCGTAGCCGGTCGATGACGCCAGCGCCGGCCCCCGAGTCCACGAACACGGCATCGGGCTCCTGTGCCACGATCTGCGAGGCGACCACGTTGGCCAGCGTCATGTTGTCGACGCCGCGCAGGACGGTCGGCGGGAAGGCCACAAGGCCCTGCCGCACGATCAGCACCGAGCGATCGTCGCCGAAGCGGGCCGGATCGACGCCGAACACCTTCGGCGCGTGCGCGATGTCGGTTGCCTTGTAGTTGCGCCGGCTGGCGTCCTCGACCTCCTGCAGCGAAATCAGCTGGTCAGCGCCGCCGGCCGAGAAGTCGCAGAGGTATTCGCGCGCGAAGCTGCTTTCGGGCATCTCGGCCCGTAGGCGCTCGATCTCCGCCGGCTGGATCGCTTGCGTGTCGTCGACCGTGAACCGCGCTGCATACCAGTCCGGCTTGCCGCTGGCCTCGAAGAACAGCTGCGAGAACAGGTTGATGCCGTGCGGGGTGCCGATGAACATGGCCCAGCCGAGCCGGTCGGAAAGCGCCGGCTGCAGGATGTCCACCCAGACCTCTGGCTTGATCTGCGCCACCTCGTCGATGACGCAGCCGTCAAGGCGCACGCCACGCAGCGCATCGGGGTTATCGGCGCCGTAGAGCTTGACCACGGCCCCGTTGTGCAGGAACACCACGGACAGGTCAGCCTCACGCACCTCGACCGCTCCACGCAGCCGCAGAGGCTCCACCTTGCGCTTGAGGCGAGCCCACGCGATGCCGCGCGCCTGGCTCAGGAACGGCGCGACGTAGGCGAACAGGGGCAGCTCGTGGCGACAGCGCATCGCCTTGTCCAACAGCTCCATAATCGCCATCTCGGTTTTCCCGGCGCGGCGATGGATCGCGTAGACCGAAAAGCGGCGCCGGTTGACGTGGCAATGCTCCTGCCACGGGCGCGGCGTGTAGTCGATGCGGATGCTGGTCACGGCTTGGCGTCGGGGACGCCGGTGGTGACGTTCAGGTTGACGCCGCCGGCATGCTCGACCTGTTGGCGCTCGCCGTAGCGGCCGGAGTTCCATTTCGACAGCAGCCGCATGCGAGCGTCAAAGCGGACCTTGCAGGGCTGTGCCAGCTCGGGCCGGTCGGCGCACTCGTCCGCAATCTCCAGCGCCCCCTCGGCCAAGTCGTCTGCTCCTCGCGCGCGTGCGCGCACGATGCGTCGTTCCATCTCTTCGCCCTGCGAGTCCAAGTAGTCGTAGAGCGCATCCTTGCCGGGATTGCCTTCCTGCCGGCAGAAGTCGCGGATGGTCTTTCCCTGCGACAGCCAGACGCAGAGCGCATCGACCACCTTGGCCCAGTCACGCGCCACGATCCACCCCCAACAGCGCATCCGCCGAGCAGCACAGCGCCACAGCGATCCTGCCCAGCATCGTCGCCGACGGCTCGCGGTCGCCGGTCTCGTAGTTGATCCAGGTCCTCCGGTCCACGCCGGTCTCCTCAGCTGCAGCCTGTTGCGTAAGCATTCGTGCGATCCTCCGTGTGCGAATGGCCGTCGCAAGTCGGCGCTGCCACGGGGCTTTGCGCGGTCGCGTGGTCAATCGTTCACCTCTCGGTATTCAGCTGGCGTCGCCACTCGTCGTTGGTAGCGCACGATGCGGCTGACGGTGGACGGTTCGACGCCGACGCTGCGGGCGATGGCGCGGATGCCTTCCTTGCGGTTCTCGTAGCGGTCGCGGATTTCCCACACGACGGCATCGGCGAGCTTGGCGCGCGGGTGCGTCTCCCCGCACGGGTAGCCTTCGGCGCTGTAGCCGAGGACTATTCCCACGCGTACACCTCGCCCCATTGGAGGGCCGCAGCGATGCCGGCAGCGCGGTCCACGTCGTCCCGGCGCATCGGGTGGGGCCATGCCGAGATCGCGTCTCCTGCAGGCTTCCAGCGCGCAGCATTGGCCAGGATGCCGCCCACGTAGTCGAGCGGAGCCCTGCGCACCTTGAGGTCGGGCAGCTCGGTCACGATGTCCATGGCGCTGCACTATACTGCATGCCACGCCAGAACGGAAGCCCCACCAGGCTAACGGGGGGTCTTGACGGTTCGTCGTCCGTGAGGTAGCGTCGACCCCAGACCGGCGAGGGTGCTGTACTCAGAATACGGCCGCAGCGCAGCGCGCGCCCTCACCAGCACGGGGCGCCGCCCCTTTCCCCCGATAGTCACAAGTCGATTCTTGAGGGACCGTTGCGCCGTACTCGGTACAGCGCCCTCCCCTTCTGGCTTGTGGTGAATGAATGAATGAATCAGTCACTCATTCACTACCCGGAGCGGCGGCAGCAGCGACCGCACCGAGCACCCCAGCGCCTCGGCGATGCGGCACAGGTCGTAGGCGTCCGGCAGCTGCTCGCCGTGCTCCCATCGCCACACGGTCTGGCGGTGCGAGCCGAGCATGCTGCCGAGTTCGGCGAGGGTGAGGCCGCGAACGGTGCGGCGGGCGGCGATCAGGGCGCCGAAGGCGGCGGCCCAGGTGGGGCGGCTCACGGCTCTCCGCTAAGTAAGCGGATAGCTGCGTTTCGCGCGTCGCACAGCCGGTGGAAGTGGTCAAAGTTAACCTCGATCACGTCATGGCCGCTTGTGTAGCGGGTGTCGCAATGGACCGCGCCAAGAAGAATCTTCCTCGCCTGTTGAGCCGCGTCCGCATCGCCCACCCCGCCGCTTTGCGTTGCGTGGCGAAGTGCTAGGCTTTGCAGCTCGTCGTACTTTTCGCGCCACTCCTTCGAGTCAGCCGCCCCAAGAAGAGCAAGCCGCAGCAGCTCTGACGACTTCGCCAGGCGCTCGGACAACTGCGCCTTGGTAGCCATCAGATTGCCACCTGCAAGGCGCGGATCTCCGGCTCGGACGATGGCGACATGCCGACGATGTCCAGCACGTTGAGGCAACGGTCGGGATTCGACACAACCATCTTGGTCGCGAAATCGGCAGGGGACAGACCGCTGCGGCGAAATGCCTTGCAGTAGTTGGCCACCGTGAAATCCTCAGGGCGCGAACCGCGCGATGCAGAGCAGCGCGGCGTGGACGCGGTGCAGCCATCGTGATCGCCGAAGCAGTAAAGGCACTTGTTGGAGTTGCTCATGCCCCCACTATCGACCATCGCGCCCACTTTGTAAACCGTTGCGCCTACAAATCCGCATCGGTAATCGCCAACGCCCGTAGGCGCATCGGGTTACGTCGGCAAGTTTTTTTCGATGCCCGTGCGCTCGGCCGCCTCGATGATGTCCGCAGCCCGATGCAGACCGGCCGCGTAGTCCTCGCAGGCGTTGCCGGATGCCTCGCGGCGGATCTCCGCAGTAACTTGGCTAAGGTCGCGATAGAACGGCCTCGCGCGCATCAGGCGCAGGGCCTCGTTGGTCACGGCCTTCTCGCTTTGCGGGCCGTTCCACATGAGCACGGAGCGCCGCAGCTTCGCGCGCCACGCCTCGACCGCCCGCTCGTGCTCGGCGTCGTCCGTCCACGGCACAACCACCTTGCCCGCCAGTTCGGTGCTGGCCTTCTCGCGCTCGGTCAGCGGCGCTTGCAGCCACTCGGCGTCGGTCTGCTTCGCCGCTTCCAGCTTCTGGCGGATCAGGGCCAGCAGTGCCTTCCGCGCGTCCTTCTGTAGCTGGACAGGATCGCCGAAGCCTGGATCGGGACTGGCTTCGTAGACCCGCTCGCTGGCGTCCTGGAACTCGTACAGCGCCGCCTCGATCTCGCGCATGTCGTCGTCGGTCGTCATCGTCCCTGCTCCTTTGCCGGCAGCCCGGCTTTCGCGCGCTCGATCTCTCGGCGCAGTTCCGCGTCCATGAATGCGTTGGCCGCCCAAGCGATCGTCAGCACCAGCGCGCAGAACGCGACTAATAAACCGGCCAGCCCAAGAAGGAACGGCCCCACAGGTCCACGGTAACGAAGGCTCACGTCCGCTGCTCCTTGTCGTCCAGCGCCCGCTCGCGTAGATCGTCCTTGAGGTCGTCGATTCGGTCGCGCAGGAAGTGGACGGTCTGGATCAGATGCGAGACCCTCCCGGCAAACGAACCCTCGATTACCCCGTCATCATCCATCATCTCGTTCGCCTCGCACCAGTCGGCCTCCTTGCCCGCCGCCTTCTCCATTTGCTCGCGCACAAGGTCTTGCGTAGCCACGCCCTCGACGTTCGGCACCACCGCGCGGATGGCGTCGAGGTCGGCCTTGTAGTAGTCGCACTGGCTTTCAAGACAGTCGCGCTCGCCCTCGCAGGATGCCAACCTCTCTCGCAGGTTCGCGATCGTCCCCGCCGCGACCTCGGGCCACTCGCGCCGGCTGTTCTGGTGCCAGTCCTTGAAGTCCTTCGGCATCACCTCGGAAAGCCTGCGGTCGTAGTCGGCGCAGCGTTCGGCCATGTCTAGCAGACGCAGCCACAGGTCTCTCCGTGGCCGCCGCTGCCGCCCGCTGCCGCTCAGGGCTTCGGCGCGCAGGGATGCGATATCCTCGGGCGTCAGGTCACTTGCCATCGGTCGCCTTCCGTTGCTTGACGGCCACGACGAGCCGGGCCAGGGCTTCGCGCAGGTCGCGACCTTCGGCTGACGCTACATGCTCGTCCCACCCGAGCGACGCTTTGGTGCGCCCGTTCCACCCTCGGCCCGACTTGGTGACAACGTTGCCGCGCCCGCACAGCCACGCCAGCATCTCGCACTCGGTGAGGCATCCAGACAGGTGATTGCCGGCGAAAGTGCCGTCGCCTCGATACCACGCCCCCATTTCGAGGCGCCACCCCATCGCCCGCGCCGCAGCCTCGTCGAGCGCGCGGCCGGTCAGTTGGTCGGTCGTCATGCGTTGGTCCTCACTGATACACCGATGGTCGCGTCCACACACCGCCCCACGTCGCTACCCCACAGCACCGCGCGAGGGTAGCGCCTCCACCACTGCCCCGACTTCGCGCGGCGGCCCTTCTTGCGGCGGCGCTGGACGATCCCGTTGCGAATCTTCCGGAGGCGCGACCAACGCCTGTATCCCCTACGAACTTGCAGGATCAGCCGGCACGCTTCGTTGAACTCATCTTCGGTGAAGAGTCCGTTCGTCTTCGGTTGGCGCGTCACAGCTTCACCCCCGCGCGCCGGGCGACCATCTCAACCAGCTTCACCAGATGCACCAAGGCAGCAGGCTCGGCGTCCAACACGCGCGCCCGGTCGACGCGGCAGAACTGATCCCGGATCTCCTCGTCGCTCGGCCCCTGCTGCGCGGCCTCAGCCTTGCTGTAGATCGTCTCGCACCGCTCGCACCGCAGGCAGCTTTCTCCGTCGCTGGTTCGCCAACTTCTTAGGGCGCCAAGGCACGGGCAAGTGGGCGCCGGCTGCTTCGCGGCGAGTTCGGCGCGCAGCCGCTCGACCTCCTTCTCGGCCGCATCCGCCCGCGCCCTCTCCTTGGCGATCTCGGCGGCGGCGGATTCGAGGGCGGCGATGGCGATGGGAAGGACAGGCCAGAGGTTCCCCCATGTCTCGATGAAACGCCCGATTTCGCCTTCGATGCGGCTGGTCTTGTAGTCGCGCAACATCGCCAGAGCCCGCTCCAGCGTCCACGTCGTAGGTTGGTCGGTCACGGCTTCACCTCCTCAGACCTCGACAGCCTCAGCCCATACCACTTGCCTCGCTCCAGGCCGGACTCGAACAGCACGTCGCCGATGACCTCCTTCGTGCTTGGGGCAAGCTGCATCCACTGCCAGAGACCGTTGTGGATCTCGGCCCCGATGACACAGAACTGCTCCACCGGCCCGTCGGGTGTCATGGCTAGGCTCGGCTCCGGGAGCGCCGGCACAGGGGCCACCATCACGGCCATGGTGTCCTCGGCGCCCACGCCCTCGATCCGCAGCTGAACACGCTCTCCACCGCGAAGGGCGAAGGCGTCGTGAATGATGACGCGCGTGGTCACTTCGCCCCCTTCCGCCGCTTGGCCTTGGCGACGACGGGCCGCGAGTTCACCTCGAAGTTTCGAGATGTATGCCGCCATCTGCTGCATGGAGGCCCGGAGGTCGCTGATGCGCTGGGCAAACTCGCGCACAGCAGCCGCCAGGCTCTCCCTCGAACACGGGCCAAGATCGTCCGGAACGTTGGCCACGCCGTCGTCGGTCAGGTGCGGATTCACTTGCCACCTCCCGCCTTCCGCTTCTTCCGCTTTGGCAGTCCGGAGCTACGCAACGGCTCGACGTATTCATTCTCCGATGCGATGTCCTGCGCAACGCTTTTGGTCCCTAGGTGGGTCGCCACAAGGCGGTCGGTGCTCAAGCAGTAGATGCCCCACCAACGACGAACGATCTCCGACTCTGACTTCTTCTTGGTAACCATTGACTCCTCCTTTTGGTTCTTGGCCTTGGCGACGACGGGGACGATGCGGACGCGGATCATCCGGTAAGTCCTCTTGAGATGGGCCGGGATGGATGGCTTGAGCCGGTCGCTCGAAAGCCAGCTGACCACGATGCGCCTATTCGCCTTCTCCATCAGGCACCAACACTCGCACGGGATCGGCTTCGGCCGCTTCTTCGCTTGCTTCTTCATCGCTTCGACTCCTTTTGCTTCCCCGATTTCTTGACGATCTCGACCACCTCGACGCGCGCAACCTTGCGGCCAGGGTGCTCGGCCCACACCGACGCGACGCGCTTGTCCTCGTTGCAGAACGACCACACCACGCGCCCGTCAGTGTCGATGACGACGAACGCGGACTTGCCGATCTGCGGCGGCTTCGTTGGCTTCTTCATGCCTCACCGTCCCCGCCCGTGCTCTCGGCGTCGCCACGGAACTCGGGCTCGACTTGCGGTTGCTGCGGCTGCGGTTGCTCGACGCCCACGACGGCCTTGAGCCTCGACATCGGCGCGGGCTTCGGCGGCTGCGGCTGGCTCAAGTCGTAGTTCTCGTTGTCGTGTTCCAGCAGCTGCGCCAAGTCCGTCGACTGCGGCAGCCACTTGGCGAGGCGGCGGAACACCGTCTTGCGGGCCATCTCGTCCCACCAGTCGCGCCAGGGGCCGTTGTTCTTCGCGCGGCTGACGTTGCGCACCTTCTCGATTTGGTCCCTGCTCATCACCTCGCAGTAACGCGAACCGTCCTTGAGCCACGCGATGGCGTAGGCCGCCACGGGCTCGCCGCGCTCGCCGGTCGCCGGCTTGTGCGTCAGCCGGTCATCGTCGCCGAGGCTGTAGTCGAACAGGTCGTTGGAGTAGACCACCTGAACGCTGATCTTGGAGACCTCGCCCGAGTTGCGGACCTTCTTGAGCATGCCGCCGAGCATGGGCATGTACTGCACGTTCTGGCCGAACATGACCAGCGCAGCCTCGCGGCCGTCGGGCAGTAGCCCGTCCTGCGCGCACTTGAGGCACGCGCCGTAGAGCGTCGTGCGGTCGGCCTGCTGCAACTGCGGGTTGAGCCGGATGCCGGTCAGGACGACGCCGAGGAACTTTTCGGGCCGAACCTGCGGCGGCAACGCGGCCGAGAACTGCTCTTGCATCGCCATGAGCGACTGCTTGATGGACTCGTAGTGAGTGAGTTGGCGAACGTCGGTCACTTGGCAATCTCCTTGTGCGGGTAGTAGCGGAAAGGGCGAGCGCCGGCCTTGTTGGCAGCGCACGAAAGCACACCGTGCGGCGTGCGGACCTTGGACGCGGTGCCAATGAGTTCGGCGATGCGGGCTTGCAGCGGGCGCACGTTGTCGGCCATCGCCTTCGCGCCGAGCCACTGGCCGATGAGTTCTTGCACCGTGGCGTCGGCTTCGATCTCACGGCCTTCGGTGCGGTTGTAGATGCGGGACAGCAGCAAGTCGGCGTCGCGCACGTAGTCTGGCTGTGGGGCAATGCCGGCGTCCACGGACGACCAGAACGCCGACACCTTCTCGATGATCTTGGCTTGCACCTCGGGCTCTGGCGTGCGCTCGTGTGTCACCAGCGTGTTGCCGCCAACGAGCGCCACGATGAAGGCGCGGCCGATGCCGGAGAGCATCAGCTGCGTCTGCACTTGAAGCTCGATTTGCGGCGGCGCCTCGGTCTCGGTCCACTTCTCGCGCCATTCGAGGTAATCAACGTTCTTGCACTCCAGCAGGACGTGCGGCGACAGCGGCAGCGCCTGCACGTCGGCGGCGTAGTCGAAGCTAGCGCCGAGGCGCAAACCTTCGCGCCGGGCGTAGTAACCCAGCCTGCGCACGCGATGCAGCCCGCGCTCTGCGGCGAACCCTTCGGCGATGACTTGCTCCAGCCGATTGCCCCACGTCGTCCGGTTGTCGGCGACGAACTCCTCGACGATGCCGTTGCGCTTCTGATGCCACAGCTCGAAGTGCGTCAGGTAGGGGCAGCAGTCGAACAGCGCCGAAACCTGCGTGCTGGTTACGTCTTTCGCGCGCTCCTGCAGCCACTGCGCTTCGGACTCGATGGGGATGATGGTCGTAGTCACTGCTGGCCTCCGTAGAGCTGGAAGTTGACCCAGCCGTCGAGCAAGAACGCGCCGACGACCAGGACGATGGCGAGGATGGTTAGGGCCACGGACGAGCGGTTGCGGCGGCTCATGGCTTCCTCCGCTCCATCTCGGAGACCGCTTGGAAGCCAAGAACGACCGCGATGCAGCCGCTCGTCGCAAACGTGCGCGGGTCATTCATGATGATCGCCCACACGCAGACCCCGACGTTGGCGAGCATGGCCACCAGCACCGCGCAGAAAAGGAGTCGGCTCATGGCTCCAGCGCCTCCCGCGCGGCGGCGAGTAGTGCGTCGGCGGCGTTGCGAATGGCGATCACGAACGCGGTGTCCGGGCCGGGCTTCTTCCCATCGCCATCGAGCGACAAGGTGCAGCCGCTGCCGTACTTCTCCTTGTTCGGAGTGATGCCGTAGTTCGGCCAGAAGCCCCACGGCCCCTCGTGCGCCTTCTTCGCCATCTTCCCCAGCTTCGCCACGTCCACGCCCGCGAGGTGCGCGCGGATGGCGGCGAGCTTGTCGGACATCGGCGCGATGTAGGCGGCGTGTTGCTCGCGCAACTCCTGCTCCGCCGCCTCCGCGCGCGTGCGCTGCTGCTCCAGTTCGGCCGTCAACCGCATGATCTCGGAGCCCATCGACTCCGTGACGCGGTTTGCGGCGGCCTTCGACTCGGCCAGCTCGGCCTTGAGGTCGGCGATGCAGGTGCGCTGCTGCTCCAGCTCGCCTCGGACTCGCTCAAGCGCAGACTCCAGGGTCTTGGCAATCTCGCGTTGGCAGCTCAGCTCGGCCCGAAGGCTGGCAATGGCTCGTGTGTTGAGGTCAGACACGGCGCACCTCCATCTGCGCAGAAACCAGCTTCGGCGTCTCGTCCCACTCGACCTCGACGACGATCACCATGAACCGAGTCCCGACACCGTTGTCGATGCGGAAGGCGAACCGGCTCGGCGTCATGACGAACACGCCGTCGAACGCCGCCCCGGTCCCGTCCACGTCGAATCCGTAGTCGGCGGCGCAGTCGGCAAACACCGCCCATGCCTCGCATCCCTGCGCATCGGTTCGGTCTCGCCACTTCATCTGGCTCCAGTCGATGCGAGGCGGGCACTTCGACTGTCGATGCGCCTGCTCGACGTTCGCCGACCCTCTCACGGCGCGGGCCTCTTCAAGCTGCTTCTCGGCCTCGCGCAGGAGATCGCCGAGGTTGACGATCTGCGGTTGGATGTGCTCAGCCACGGTGCACCTCCACGACGCGAAGCGATGGCTTGCCGGCGCACGTCTCGCAGCCGCACACGTCCGACCAGCCGACCAGCAGCACGACGGTGAGCCCGTTGGCGAAGTCGACGCGCAGAGCCGGCGAGGACGACAGCCCGTTGAAGCCAGCCCACTCCGGGCTCTGCAGCTCGGTGCCGGTGGGGATACTCCAGGTTGCGTTCTGGAACAGTTCGTCGGCCGGGCACTCGGCGCCGATCTGGCGAAGGTGGTCGGCGATCGTGTCGCCGACGCGGGTGTCCCAGGGGCAATCGTGCGTCACCTTCCACTGGAGCGACGACACGAGACCGGTGGCGGATAGGGCGCTCACGCGCGCCTCCCGGCCACGATGGCCATGGCTTGGTGGCGGATGCAGACGAAGCCCGTCCGAGTAGGCGCGTCCGGGAAGCACTGGTCGCAAGCCCCGTCGCGAACGTCGTTGCTTGGCTTGGTGGAGATGTGCTTCGCGAACTCGTTCCGCTGCTCCGCGACGGACTGGATGATCGCGGAAACCGCCCTCTCGACGTCGGCGACCGCCTTCTGGCGTGCGACCGACGTGTTGCTCCTACCTCCGCTTGCGGCCACCACGGCGTTGATGGCGTCCCACAGCTCTACTTGGCCTCGGTACGTCACGCGCGCCTCCCGGCCTCTTCGGCCACCGGCTGCATCACGTCGCGGATCACCGCGCACACCGCCTCACGATGCCGCGTCCACCACGCCTCGGCGTCCGAGTGCATCTCGCGCACGTCGTCCGGTTGCCAAGACAGCCACTTCTCGTTCGGGTGCGTCTGGCAACCGATGGTCGTCGTCTCCGGCGTGACGGTGACGGGCCAGCCGCCGAAACACAGCGAGGCGATGCGGTGGCCGGTGGGCAGGTTGGCGTCGCTCAGGTTGGCGCCGCGCAGGTTGGCGCCGCTCAGGTTGGCGCCGCTCAGGTTGGCGTCGCTCAGGTCGGCGCCGCGCAGGTTGGCGCCGCGCAACGCCTGCGGCATGTCTGGCCGTGGCCACATCGCAGACAACGCCTCACGGCACGCGGCGGCATGAGCTTCGAGGGCGGAACGGATTTCGGTGGGTGTCATTGGTCAGTTCCTCCCTGCGGCCTCGTCGGCCTGCGCGCGGTCGGCGTCGGTCAGTTCGCAAGTGACGGCGCGGCCGAGGATGCGCATGGCCTCCTCGATCTCGCGCGCCACAACATCCAGCCGCTCGGCAACTGGGTAGGCCGAGTGAACAAGCGCCCACTCAACCTGCACCTGCATGCGACCAACGATCGCGCGCAGCTTCTTCGCGTCAGATGGGGTCACGAGGTCACCTCCTCGGCAACCGCCGATTCCGCAGCCGCACCGATCGCGCGGCATATGGCCTGAAGGTCGGCGAGCTTGCCGAACACCGTCAGAGCGAACGTCTCGCGTTCTCCTTCGCGCTGGACGGCGATGCGCAGGACGTGGCCCATGTCGTAGGGGACGCCGCCGGTGTCACCTTGGCCGAGTCTTGCAATCTCGGCGGTGGCAGACTCGGCGCGGTGGAAGTAGAGAGAAATCATCAGTTGTTCCCCATGCTCCAGTTCTCGTATGCGCGCTCGCGGGCCAACTCGTCCGCACGCTCGACGGCGCGTTCCAGGCTCTCGCGCAACGGGTCGCGGTAGCTGCGGCCGCGAACCTCGTCGGCAATCTGCTCAGCCCGCGCGTGCGTCACCGGCGTGCCCCAGTGCTCGACGAACTCGGCGACGCTGCCGACGGCCGCGTTGACGATCTCGCCCTCGTCGCCGATCAGCAGGTCCACGCCGAAGTCGGTCTGGACGTGCTCGCCGGACTGCTGGTGGAACATCCGGCGCACGGACGCGGCCAGCTGCTTGCGGTCCAGGCCGGCAAGGTCGCGCGCCTGCTCGGCCTCGTAGGCGGCGCGGCGCTCGCGAATCAGCTCGTCGGTGCGGGGATCGTGCAGCGGGGTGCCGGCGCAGGCGGCAGCCAGACGTTGCATCAGGGTCGGGGTAGCGACTACCGTTTCCATCGGTCTGATTCCTTCCGGTTGAGGACCTGCCCCGGTTGCTGCCTCACTTCCTACGGCGGTGCAGCGGCCGGGGCTTTCTTGTTCGACTTGCGAGTTACTAAAGGATACATCGGCAGGAGTCAAATGCCGATTCACTGGTTTCTCAAGTTTCCTTTTGCTACCCTGCGCGCCATGGTCACCAAGACCCTGCAACAACTCATCGACGATCGCGGGCTGAGTCTCCGCGAACTCTGCAAGCTGGCCGGCATCACCCCGCTCGGCCTGCGCAAGATCCGGCGCGGCGAGGTCGCCACGGTCCGGGTCACCACCGCCAACAAGCTGGCCAAGGCGCTGCGGGTCAGCGTCAAGGTGCTGCGGGCCTCGCTGCCGAAACGCTAGGCACGCCCCGCACCCGCACACCGCGCACGCATCCGGGGCGGCGCACTCCTGGCGCGGGCGGCGGCAGTGGGGGCAGGCGGTCATGGCGCAATCTCCGGCGGCGGCGGCTTGAGCGCCTGCTGGACGCGGAAGGCGTTGCGTAGCATCCAGCGTTCGTGCCGCTGGCGCTGATCGTCGCTCAGCTGCGCTACGTCGACGGCCTTCCCTTCGGCGTGCGACAGCACCAGCTGGCGAACTGCGCGTTCCTCGCGCTGCGGCGCGTACTCGGCCTGCTCGGCGTGCGTCAAGATGCGGAGCCCGTCGCCCTCCGAGATGACGGTGACGAGGTCGCCGCGCGCGCGGAAGTGCGCGAGGATCATGGACCGGAGTTGCAGGGCGGCGGCCCAGAACTGCGGGTCGGTTCGTGGCTTCAGCGTCGCTGCCTCGACCTGCTCCGGCGTGAGGTAGTCCCCACGCTGGAGCTTGTCGAAGTCGAGCGGGAAGCGTGCGGCTTCTTCGCTCATGCCACCTTCTCCACGTTGAAACGGCCGTGCTTCGGGCGCCAGTCGAGCAAGCCGACTTGACGGCCGCCGATCTCGACGAAGCTGTCCACGTCGCGGGCATCCAGGACGTTCTCGTCGAAGTTGACGGTGAACGTGAGCCACCAGTCGCGGAACATCGGCCGCGATCGAATCACACGCTGCTGGCCTACGCCGACGCTGGCACGAAGCAGGAAGGTGCCGGCATCCCACAGCGCGACGGGATCGCGCGGCCCCTTGTATTCAAGCTTCGCCGGCTCGGTGACGATCAGGGCCGAGAGCACCGCCTTGCCCTGCTTCGACTTGCTGGCCGCATCGCGCAGCAAGCGTTCAAGGCAACGCTCGGGGACGTGCGGGCCGAGGTCCGCATCGTAGTACATGCCGCCCATGAACTCGGCGCGGCTGACGGCCATGTGGTCATCGTCGGTCTTGTTGCGCTTCTTCGTCAGCGCCTTCAACGCCTTCGCGTGCTCGTTGAGCGGGTCAGCCAGCCGCTCGTTGTGCATGACGATGGGGCAGACGCCCCGGATGGTGTAAGTGCGTTCCTTCACTTGCTCAGTCTCCTTTCAGGTTGTTAGTGCTCGCCGTTGACGGCCGCGAGCGATCGCCGATTGGTGGGGAGTTTCACGACTTCCCCAGGTCGCCAAGCCATGCCCTGACAGGCCCGACCAGTCCACGCCACGCCTGTCCTTGCCGCGCCAAGTTCCAAGCCTCGCCCATCCTGGCCATGCCAGGCCCAACCCGGCCCGACCTTGCCACACCAAGTTCCAAGCCTCGCCGCGCCAAGCCTCGCCTTACCTCGCCATGCCAAGCCGTGACACGTTCCGAGCCAAGCCACGACTCACCAAGCCAAACCACGCCGCACCTCTCCACGCCGAGCCCCGCCCCTCCTTGTTCCAAGCCTTGCCCAGCCGCGCCGCGCCCGACCAGGACCGACCAAGCTGCGCCACACCGCGCCGGGCCTCGCCAAGTTCCAAGCCAAGCCCTGTTCCAAGCCATGCCGCACCCAGCCAATCCTTGACCGGCCCAACCACGCCTTGCCGCGCCACGACAAGTCCCAAGCCTCGCCACACCGGACCAAGCCGAGCCATGCCCTTCCATGCCGTGCCATGTTCCGAGCCATGCCGGGCCAAACCATGCCCGGCCTTGCCTTGCCTCACCTCGCCGAGTTCCAAGCCTCGCCGTGACTCGCCTAGCCAGGCCGCAGCCCAGCCCCGCCGTGCGGTGCCTCGCCCCATAGTGATTCATCACGCCGGCACCCCGTCCAGGTCCGTCGCCGTCGCCGCCGCCATCCGCAGATGCACGCCCACGCGGCTGTCGTGGACGATGCGTACCGTCAGCACAGCGAACCGCTCGTCGTTGATCCCGAGCGCATCCGCCACGCCGTCAAGCCCTGCTTTCATGCTGGCCACGAGGTTGTCGCGGTCGCGCTTCCGGCGGTCCGGCGGCACGAAGTCCATCGTCAGATGCATTTTCTGCGGCAGCTGCAAGTAGTCCGGTCGGCACTGCAGCAGCGTTTCCGCGCGGCAGGCGTCGCGGTATGCCTTCTTCGCCTTGGCCAGTCCGCGCCAGTGTTTGCGCGCGTTGGGCGAAAGCTCCTTCGGCGGCCATGGGAGCGTGAGGGTCAGCATGCGTCGCCCCACCCGTCTGGCATCGGGGCGCCGTTGTAGTGCGCCTCGCTAGCTGGGACGTCGCTTTCGACGTCGTGCAGATGCTCGCGCTCCGGCGCCCTTTCATGCCGACAGCGACGACAGGCGCGGACGTTGCGCAGCATCTCGGTTTCGTTGAACAACACCACGTCGCCGCACCATCGGCAGTTCATCCACTCGGCTGTCATGCGCCGCCTCCCGCGATCCACTTCCGCCGCGTCTCGATGATCCCGCGCAGCGGTAGCGGCTGCATCTCGTGGCAGTGCTCCACCGACGTCGGCACGTAGCGAAGGTCCGGCAGCGCATGGGCGTGCGTGTGCCCGTGGACGTTCAGCTCGTAGCGCTTCTCAAGCTGGCTCGGATGCACCGGGATGTGCGTGAGGATGCATCCGTCGAACTCGAAGCATGCGCGCACCTGCGAGAATAGGTTCGCGTAGACGCTCGCCGGCCGCTGGTCGTGGTTGCCAAGCGCCAGCTTCTTGCAGCCGTTCAGCTCCGCGACGCGGTCGACACTGAATACGTCGCCCAGCACGTAGACAACGTCCTTCGTGCGCACGGTGCGATTCCATGCCGCTACAAGCGCATCGTCGTGCGCGTACTTACTGTCGAAGCCTCGCACTTGCGCGAGCTTCGCATGGCCGAAGTGGAGATCGGCGATGACGAACACGTTGCTCCCGCTCATGCGCCATCGCCCTCCTCGCTCGCCCCGCCGTGCGGCTGCACCTTGATCTTGACGAAGTTCTGGCAGTCGGCCACGTACGCCAAGTCGCCCGCCAAGTGCTGCGGTATGCGGTACGATCGCCACTCAGGAAGTACCCACGTCTGCCCGTCGACTGCGGCACGAACAAATCGGTCGCAGTAGTTTCGCAACGTGCAGCCGTTGCCCGCGCACTTCGCGTTGTCTCTCATGCGCTCTTTCTCCTCTTCTTCTGGACCATCCCGGCACGCCGACGGTGCCAGTGGATCGCTTGCACCGTCACCCCGAACTCGTTGGCGATCTCGCGCACCGTGCAGCCGGCTCGCAACATCGCCCACATGCGAGAATGCGAAAAGCGCGGCCGGCTTCCTCCCGGCGTGCGCTTGCCGCACATCTTGCGAACGATCTTCCCGATGCCGCTGCGCGACCAACCGGTGCGCCGGTGGATATCGCCGTTCGTCAGGCCGGCTCGGTGCATGCGAACGACGTCCGCAACCGGTATCTCGCCCTGCCCTCCGCGCTGGCGGATCTTGACGCCTGACGCCCGCAGCGCGTCGCGGATCGTGCTGGCGCTGATCTTCGGCAGCATCGGCAGCAACTGGCGGCGCAGGCTCTGCAGCGACGCGCCCTGTTCGTAGAGCACGCGGAGGCTACGAAGCGGCAGCACGCCTTGCGGAGTCATGCGCCGAGGAAGGCCAAGAGCTTGCGCCTTCTTCGATGCCCATGCCTTGCTGCCGGCGAAGCGCGCGGCGATCTCGGCGCACGCAACACCGCTGGTCCACAGGCGGCGGAACTCCTCGATATCGAAGGATACGGGCTTCACTTGCTCACCCCCCGCCGCCGCTTGCGCTCCGCTTCCTTCGCCTGCGGTGGCGCACAGTCGTACGCAGCCTGCCACCACTTGCGCGGCATCTCGCCGCAGAACTGGCACGCGGCAGGCTTCGCGTCGGCGACCTTGCCGGAGCTGCATCCGCACTCCTCGCACGTCACCAGCACGATGCGCGGCGGCGTCGGGTGCAGCTCGTAGGCTTCCTCAACCTTGATAGACGGCAGATGCTTCACTTGGTCCCCCTCAGGCACAGATGCCGCGCCACAGCCTCGCCGCTGCGGTCCTGGCTCCAAAACACGCCGCCCTCGCCGTCCGACTGCCGGTAGAAGATCGGGACGGCCGGGTCGACGTGGATCGTGTAGACGGCGCCGTTGGCATCCTCGGCGGTGATCGGTGCGACGGGGGCGCCGCAGTTCTTGCACGGGTGCGTGGCGAGCCTCATGCGTCACCTCGCAGCAGTCGCAACCGAACGCTCCTCGGCGCCTCACGGAACTGCTTGCAGCGGTCCTCGCTCGTCGTGTCGTCCTTCGCCTTCTTCTTGGGCTTGTCCTGCCGCGCGCCCTTGAGCACGTTCCCGCGATCAACCATCGCGCGCGCCGTCGTCTCAGTCACCTCGAAGTGCTTCGCAATCCGCTCGATGGACCAGCGGTCGCCGCCGGCAAGGCAGGCCGCGAGGTCGCACTTGCTGTCGTGGTCCCACGGCTCCTGCGCCAACGCCTGCCGATGGTCCCGGCACGTATGGCAAGGGCACGACGGCGTGCCGATGGGCATGTTGAAAATGTGCTCGGGGCCTTCATCCTTCTTCTCTTGGGCAGAGTGCTGGTTCATGGATCGGAACTTGGCGAGACCATCCACGGCGTCCCGCAGCTTCTGCATGTCGCAGACGATCGCGGTGAGGAACCGGCGGGCCTTGCCGGCGTCGGGCTCCCCCTCGTGGATGTAGGACTCAAGGCCGCGCAGCTGCTGGCCAGTGATGCCGGCCGATGCGATCTCGGAGGCGAGGGCTTCGCGTCGCGGCGTCGACAGCGAGAACACTCCCAGCGCCAGCAGTACCGTACCTACACCATCTTCATTCTGGTTGTGAATGAGTGAATGATTCACTCTCTCACTCACTACAGAAGGAGAGAGAGTACAGAATCCCCCTACCCCCTTAGACTCCACAGCCTGTGGAATACTCGTCACTTGCCACCTCCCACACAGAAAGCCCACAGCAGCAACAGCAGGACCGCACACAAGGCCGCTCGCGGGCCGAATGCGGCACGATCTCGGTAGGGGGCCACCGGAGATACCTCCCCCTGTAGATCGTCGATCCTGCGCGATTCTTGGCGACGCCAGAAGGTCATTGCCCCCTCACCCAGTAGAGCCCGGTAGGGCGTTGATGCAGTCGTTCAGGCTGGCAGCGATCAGCCCGGCCCACGCCTCGTTGAGCCCGTCGTTGAACGCATCGCACCGGGCAACGACGCGGCCACGCACGATGACGCGGGCTTCGCGGTGCGGATTGTGGCCGCACACAACGACGGTGGCGTGGCTGTCGGACGGCGGCATGCCCTCCAGAGCGTTCGCAACGTCGCAGTAGGCACGGGCTGCAGCGCGAACAGCGTGCGCGTGCTGCACCGGGCCGATGATCTTGGCCGCACGGCGCGGCACGAGGTCCAGCGTCTCGTCGACAATGCTGATTTGCATGTCGCGCTGTGACTTGCGCGGCTTCCACAGCGGGCGCGGGTCGAAGGTGTAGCGGGTCAAGCGCCACCTCCGCCCACGAACGGCTTCAGGCTCTGCGACTTCGGCACGTAGAGCGGGTGCCTCGGGTGCCCCTGATGCGTCATCCCGAGGCAGCGCCACTCGACACCAGCCACCAGCCTGTGCACCACGTGGAAGTCGCGTGCTCGGTGGCCGCCGTGGGCTCCCCACGCGGCGAGGACGAACCGCCCCTCGTTCTTGGCCAGCTTCAGCTCTCGGGACAGGTGCTCGTCGTTCTCGGGGCCGACTGGCTCGTCAGCGGCCAGCATCGCGCGCGGGTCGGTGGCCCGGATCGCGAACAGGTTCAGCACCTGCAACGATCCGCAGCCCCATCTGCGCGCGAACCCGATCACCCGCCGGATCGTGGGATCGTCCTTCACCGCGTCGGCGGTCGACGGGTTCAGCATCACGACCGTCAGCTGCGGCCCCTGCATGCCGAGGTCCCGGAACAGCGTGTAGCGGTAACGCTGGCACGGCGAAAACAGGGCGTGGCTGATGTTCAAGCGCCACCCCCGGCCGGCTTCGGCTGCTCGGCGGCGATGGCGTCCAGCACCTTCTTCGCCTTGTCAAGGCGCTTGAACAGCGTCTCGCTTGGCCGCTTTCCGATGCGGTAGCAGGCAAGCAGGTCATCCTTGGCGGTGCACGCCTTCACCAGCTCGTCCCGCTGCTTCGCCATCCGCTCGTTCTCGGCGCGGGCGGCGTCGCGCTGGTTGCGAAGCATCCTGATGGCGTCGCACAGGTCGGCAAACCATTCGCCGTCAAGCGCGTGGTCAGCCTCCCCCTCAGCCATGTCCTTGTCGGATCGGGCGGCCAGCAGCTCGGTGGCTATGGCGCGCACCGTGTCGTAGCTCACCGTCACCGGGTCGGCGGCAGCGATCTCGCGCAGGCGTTGCTCGGGGATCACGACGCCACCCCCATCTCGTCGGCGCAGTCCCAGCACATGGCCTCACCCGCGACGACGACGGCGGGCGGGGTGGTGCAGCCGGTGGCGCAGTAGCCGTTCATGCCGGCACCGCCTTGCCCTTGGGCTCCTCGTCCTTCTCCAGCGTGACCTTGAACAGCGTCCCGCTGTGCCCGTGAAAGGCGACCACGCCCTCGGGCTGCATGAAGCCAGGCGCCGCCACGGACCCCTCGGTCCGCAGCTTGGCCACGGCTTGGTCGACGGCCGCGAAGCCGTTCCAGATGGCGAGAACCGGCACGACGTGGCAGCACGCCGGCCGCGCCTTCCCCCACCGGGACACGTTGAACAGCGAGAACCGGCGCTCCTGCAGCCCGTAGCCGCGCTGGATGCCGAGGCCCCACCACTCGCCGTAGTGGTAGCCCGGCCCAAGCTGGCGCAGCGTCGCCTCGTTCTCCTTCACCCACGCGGCAAAGCCGAAGTTGTCGTCCTCGGGCGTGATGACGCGCGACCGGCTCTGCGCCGTGACGATGCGCTCCTCGAACGTCGGCGCGTCGCTCACCACGACGCAAGCGTTGGTGCCGTCGATCTTCTCCGTGATGACGACAGTTCGGTTGAGGCGGGGGATCTTCGGGAACTCTTGGAACTCAGCCACGGGACACCCCCATCACGTCGGCGCACGCAGCGCACAGCGGCTCAGGCTCGACCACAGCCACGGGAGACGTGCAGCCGGACGTGCAGCAGCCCTCTAGCAACTCGGCTTCCGACAGGCCCCAATCGGTTCGCGGCGGGGGCGGGACGATGGCGATTTCGGCGAATCGGCCGATGGATCGCACGGGGTAGGGGACTTGGTTCATGCTTCGCAACTCCGTTCAACAGGAAGAAGGTGCGCGCCGCAGCCCCGGTGCGCAGCGTCGAGCGCCAGCGCAACTTGCAAGGAAGGGGAGGGAAGGAGCAATGGTCAGCGGGACCACGGCGCGCGGTGTAAGTGGCACAGGCGGGGCCTCGCTCACGGGGCGTCCTCTACCCCCGTTCTGTCTCCCCGCCCATGCCGTGTGAGTGTCTGTAGGGGCCGGATTCGCACCGGCAGTTGCGCGCCGACTAAGGCGTGCAGCGTCGCTCTTTCGCCTCCCCACAGGAAAAGCCGAGACGACGGCCGCGCGCCGTGTTTCATGAGGCAGAGGTCCGTCACCCGGTGCAGGATCTCCCTGCACACCATGCGACGCACGGCAGCCGAAGAAGGTGGCCAGCTCGTCGCTACCCCAACCGCCCCGTGGGAAGCGATCCGTTGCGACGTGCCGGCCGTAGAGGTTCCCGTCGCCTTCGTGCTGGTCAGAGCGGGCGACGGGCAGAGCGATCGCAGAGGTTCCGTGCGATGCGCCCGAGGGAAGGAGAAAGATGCCGCCCCGTGCCTGGGTGACGGGGCGGCGGATCAGCGCGGCGACGACCTGGTTGCGAAGCCGAGGAGCCCGATGCGGCGCGGTCGTGCCCATGGCACCGCGCGGTTCGCTGCGCTGACGCCCCGACGGAGTGACCCGCCAAGGCTGATTCCGGTTGAGTTGGTGCATTCGGTCCTCAAGGCTTCGCTGGGCGGGTTCTACCATCCATCTTTGCATACGGCAAGCACGACCCCTTGTTGACCGTCACCACCTTCGGGTAGCCTTTGCCGCACGCGGTTGGGCTGGAAACACTTGTGGTTGCCCACGACCACAGGAAAAAAATGACAGCCACCGCTTTCCCTGAAGCGAGGGGAATCGCGCCATCGCGTGCGCCCAACTTGGCGACCGCATCACCGAAGCTATCCGCGTTCTTCGCGCTGCCGGCGAAAACGGCCACATCGTCGTCGAAGCCATCCACAAGGAGTCTCGCCCATGACGCTGCCGCAACTCATCACGATCAGCCCCAGCCCGATCCCGTCCGTGCCGTGCTGGGTGCTCGTCTGCTACGACTTCGACAGCACCGGGGCATCCTCGCCCGTGGTTCTCGAAGTGTCGTTCGGCGGACTGCCGGACCAGTTCCGCACGCAGGTTTCCAAAGAGGAGCCGTGCGTTCGCGTCTACGTGCCGGCCGGCGCGACGTCGGTGCAGATCGTGCGGTAGCAATCGCCGTGAAGGTGCGCCGAGTCACCGCCCGTTGATGATGCCGCGCAGGATCTGCAAGGCGTTGTCCGCCTCGGCCTTGTCCGCCTCGACGTACTCCCAGTAGGACCAAGCGCGACCGACCGGGCCGAGCGGGATGCCCAGCAGCGCAGCCGTGACGCTCACCACGTCGCGGGCATCGCGCGGGGTCACCGTGTCGCGGTCCCCGGTGAACGGCGACAGCTGGCCCACGCGCGCCATCGACTGCACGAGCGACAGCGCCGGGGCGGCCGTCATGCGGTCGTCGGCGTTCGTCTCGGTCAGCATCGACGCCAGCGCCGGACCAACCACCGGCAGCAGCGAGCCGACACCCTTGACCGTCTGGCCGAAGAGGTAGGCCGCCCACTCATCGGCGTAGCGGCCGTCCTTGTCGTCGTCGCCGTCGTCAGTCTTGCTGCCCGGCACTCGGCCGCCGGCAAGGGCAAGCGTGATCGCGCCCGAAACCAGCGTCGGCACCAGCAGCGCCATGCTGATCGTGGCCGCCATCTCGCGCACGCTGGTGGCGTTCGTGATCTGGTTGAGGATGAGGTTCGGATAGTCCGAGAACTGCGTGAACAGCTGGATCACCGCGTTCTGCGCCGAGTAGTTGGCCACGTCGAGCGGCGTGCGGCTGCCCTGCGACCGGCGCACCACCGAGTCGGCCCGCTGGACGGCTTCGGCGTTGGCGGCGTCCGGCTCCATGATCGGCCCCAGCTTGGCGATCGCGTCCGAGTATGCAGCGTTCCAGACGACGACGCGGACTTGAAAGTCCGCCATGCGCTGCAAGAAGTAGCCGTATCGGTTGGCCCACTGCGCCAGCTTCTGCCGCGCCCCCGGCTCAAACAGCGTGCGCAGGTCGTCCTGCACTTCCTGCAGTGCCGGCGACAGCGTGTTCCGCATGTAAGGGCTCTTGGCGAAGGCGTGCAGCGTCGACTCGCCAGACGATCCCCGGTAGTTCCACAGGGCGTTCCAGACGCTCGACGCCGGGACGTAGGGCAGCGCGTTGCTGATGCCCGTGTACTGCTGCAGCCAGTTGCGCACGCTGAACCCGAGGAAGCCCATCCCGGTCGACCGCCGCAGCCAGTTGGCCACGTCCTGCACGGCCTTGCTGGCCATGGGCTTCGTGATTGAGTTGCGCGCCATGCGCTCCATGGCCGGCAACAACAGGCCCTCCAGCATCTTCGGGGCGCGCGTGGCCACCAGCTCGGCGACCTCGCCACGCTTGAACAGGCGAGCGACGTCGGTAAGCGCCGGCTGGATCTCGACGAACCGCAGCATGTCGTCGAGGTGCGAGCCCTGCAGCTCCAGCGACAGCAAGCGCGGGAACACCGCGTTGTTCTTGCGCTGGATCGTCATGCCGCGCGGCACGCTGGCGAACTGTTGGCGGAACTCGGTCTCGCCCTTCTGGATGCCGTCGAGCCCCTTCTCGGTCTTGAGCTTGCTGGCGTTCTTCGGGTGGTCCGGGTCCAGCTTGCTCGGCGCGTAGCCGCCCTTGTAGGTGCCGAACCGGGTCTGGAACGGCGTGCCGCTGATCTCCTTGACGTAGGTGCCGTAGAGCGCGCGGTTCACCCGCTGCATGGCGCTGCGGAGCTTGCCGGAGTTGTAGTCCCACATCTCCTGCAGCACGTCGTAGTCGTTCTTGGTCAGGATGCCGCGCTCCTGCATGGCGTCCATGAACTGCCACCACTTGGTCGACAGGTCGCCGTTCGCCAGCTGCTCGCCCCACCCCCAGCCGAGGACCATGCGGCGCAGGTTGTCCTCGTTGCCCGACTGGAACACGGCGCCAAGCAAGTGCTCGCGGTCGCGGAACACCACGCCCGTCCCGAGCCACGCGCTGGCGTCGATCTTCTCGCCGTGCAGGTTGTCGAGCTTGGCGATGGTGTCGCGGAACCAGGTCTGATGCTCCAGCGAGCCGGCCAGATACCGCTGGTACGCCTCGTTCAGCGTGCGGTAGACGTAGCGGTGCCAGACGCCGCCTTCCTTGCCGTCCACCATGCGCACCCAGTGCTCAAGGTGCGTGAGGCCGGCGCGGATGTCGGCAAGGCCCCAGCTGTCGCCCTCGACGCCGAACGGCACCGGCTTCGCCTTGCCCAGCGGCCCGGCCATGGCGGCGGCCACCAGCTCGTCGCGCGCATCCACGGCGCGCATCACCTTGCCGTCGTAGGTATGGAACTCCTCGCCGCGCTTGGCCTCGTGCCATAGCGCCTCGACCTCATCGACGACGATGCGGAAGGCGTCCCAAGTGATCTCCCGGTATGGCTTCGCGTTGGCGTTTGCCTCGGCGACGCGGGGCGCCAGCCGCTCGTACTCCTCCGGATTCTCGCGCGACAGGATCGCCATGTAGGCGTCGGCCCGCTCCTGCACCGAACCCGGCGCCATGCCGTGGGCAGCCAGGATCGACCGCAGCGCCTGCACCACGTCCAAGTTGCGCTTCTTGGCGATCTCGGTGTCGTCGCCGAAGAACTTGTCGGAGCGGTCCAGGAAGGCCGCCACGCGCTTCTCGACGTCCACGGCCTCGCGCGTCAGGTAGTGCCGGAACAGGTGCCGCCGCTTGGCCTCGATGGCCTTGGCGGTGTCGCCGTCCAGTAGCGCCCGTTCGGCGTCGCGTGCAGCCTGCCGCTCCTCGGCCATGAGCCCGCGAACGCTGATCTTGCCGACCTCCATTGACCGGATGGCCTGCCGCGCAGCCTCGCGCGCCGCCGCCATCATGTTCGCCGTCGGCGTCGTCGCCTTGGACAGCGCCCTCAGCTCGGCGGCAAGGAAGCGCCCGCGCGCCTCGTTGTGCAGCGCCTCGATGATGGCGTCGCGGACCTTCTTCGGGTCGGTCAGATCGCCGAACTCGGCGTCCATGCGCTCGTTGGTGCGATTGGTTACGGCCTGATCCACCGAAGGAGCCAGCGCCATCTCGTTCAGCATCTCGGAGCCAGTCTGCCAACCAAACTGCTCCGCGATCATGTCGGGGGATACGCCGCCTTCGGCTTGGACGACGCGGATCGCCACCAGTCGACGGTATGCCTTTCGCGCCTGCTCCTTCGCCTGCGTCAGTTCGTCCGACTGCGGCCCCTCGGCCTGCATCTTCGCGGCGTCCTCGCGCCGGTAGGTGTTGAGCCCACCGGCAGCGTCGTCTACCGCACCGTAGAACCAGCTGTAGTCGGCAGCCTCCACAGTGTCGCCGTCTTGCCTACCTGGGCGCAGCGGGCCAAAGCCGTCGGCCTCAAGCGCCTGCGCCAACTCCTCCCAGTTCATCCCCTTGTTGCTGAACAGACCCGGCATGAGGCGCCGGTAGTCGGCGCTCTTCTCGCCGGGGTAGCCCTTGGGGTTGATGCCGCCCATTTCGACGATGCGCGCAACCAGCGTCTGGAACTTGGGCGCCTGCTCCTCCACGCCAAGGATGCGGCGCACAGCCTTCGCGTCCAGCCGCACGCGCTCGCCGTCTGGCACGGCCTCGGTGCTGCCGTCCTGTGCCACGTAGACGCCGTCGCGCAGCAGCTTGATCGCGCGGTAGACCGGGCGGGCGGCGACCTCCTTCTCAGCCTCGGCGCGGAACTCTTGCCGCTTCTTGCGTGCCGCTTGCGCCATCTCGCGGACGGCCTTGTTGCGCGAGTTCTCGAACCGCTCCAGGCCACGCAGCGCCTTCTCGGTCAACACCGCCTTGGCTTCGTCCTTGGCGATGCGGTCGAACTCCTGCAGCTCCTGCCACTGCTCCTCGGTGACGCCGGCCTCCTTGCGCAGCTTCTCGTCGAAGAACAGGGGCGCGGCGTTGCGCTCGGAGGTGGCCGCTTCGATTGCGTCGTCGGCGGCCAGCATGCGGTCGAAGAACTGCCGTAGCTCGGGCGTCAGGGCAGGAAGGTCCGCCCCCGTCTCGCGCTGATACGCCGCGTTCAGCGTGTCCCGCACCGCGTGATAGATGCGCGTGATCCACGTCCGGATGCGCGAGAACAGCGAAGCCAGTTCCTTGCTCGGAGCCTCGCCCGTGGCGAAGTACTCCTCGGCGTTGTAGCTGATGTCCTCCAGGTGCTTGCGCTGCTGCTCGCTCGACAGCGCGTTCCATGCGGTCACGTCGGCGACGCCCCACCGCTGCCACAGGGCATCAAGCTGCGTCTGGATCGCGGGCGGCACGGTGCCCGTCTGCGCCATGCGCAGCAGCACCTCGACGTACCAGTGCGTCAGCTCGTGCAGGACCGTCGAAGCGTCGGCCTTCTCGCCGAACAGGATGGCGAGGCGGCTGCGGCCGAACTGGCCTCGGGCGGGCTGGCGCAGGATGTTCGGGTCGTTCGGGTCGAACGTGCCCCGGTTGTTGACCGACTTGATCTGCGTCGGCGCGAACACGACGTAACTGTCGCTCCCTTTATCCTCGAACTCGTTTCGGTAGACCAACCCGTCGTATCCTTCAGCCTTCGCCTTCGCAATCGCGGCTGTCCATGCTTCGTCAGTGCGTTGGTCGGCAACGCGCTTAGGGTTCTTGATCGACAGGAACACCTCGGTGTAGATCGGTTCGTAAGAATCCTGCTGCTGATTCACGGCAAATACTTCCGCGTCAGCGCGCGCATCGTCTTCGCTGTCGAAACCTCCCTCATCACGAATGTCGAATGAGTCGTCGGAGCCGCTGGTCCAGAACCACCTCCCATCTTGCTCCTCGACGCGCAGGTCGCGTAGCCATGCGTCAGTCGACGCTGCACCGGCTCGGTCCTCCGCCGCTTGGCGCGTTCCGAAGTGCATTCCCGTTGATCCGACTACAACGGGTACGTTCTCTTGCTCGTCGAACGTACCAGAGTGAAACAAGCGCAGCGGCTTGCCGGCGTCGTCGACCACCTTCGACTCGCCGAACCACGCGCGGAACTCGGGCGTTTCCGTCTTGACCGCCGTCGGGCCTCGGGCGGGCTGGCGAAGGATGTTCGGGTCGTTCGGGTCGAACGTGCCACGGTTGTTGACCGACTTGACTTGCTCAGGCTGGAAAGCGACGTAGATCGTTCCGCCGCCTCGATCCTGATTGCCAAAGCCCTTGCTGACAATGCCATCAAACCCGGTCACCTCGGTTACGGCCTTGTTCACAAACTCAGGCGACAAGCCGCTGCCAACCATGCCTCCCATCTGGTCGACTGCCAGCTCGTCTGCGGCAATCAGCTTGGCGGCGTCGGCGATAGCTCCGGAAAGACTTTTGTACGTGTCGCCGTAGTTGGAGAGAAAGCCGTCTCGGATGTCGGACCCTTGGGCCTCGGCCTCTAGCTCGGCGGCTCGCTTGACGATCTTGCGCAGTTGCGTGGCCGTGAAACCCTTCTGGTCGAACGGCATCGGCTTCTTGATGGCAAGCCAGGTCTGCAGCAGAGTCCCGGTTGCGTAGCCCTCGGCGATTCGCTGGTCGGTCGTGAAATAGAACCCGGCACCCTCAGCTCGGCCGTTCGTGCCGATCTTGCTGAAATCGAAAGACATGTCCTCGGTCGGGGACTTGGTGCCGTGGTAGACCACCATCGGCTTGCCGGCTTCGTCCACCACCTTCGACTCGCCGAACCACGCGCGGAACTCGGTCGTGTCCGTCTTGACCGACGACGGCTGCTGCAACGTCTGCGCGTCCTGCTCGACAACGCCGCCGAGGAACGCGGGGCGGAACTCGTTGAACAGCTGCTCCGGGGTCTTGCCCGTGCCCTCGGCCAACTGGGCGACCATCTGCGCCCCGATGTTGGCGGTGCCCTGCACCTGAACCGGGCGGATCTTGTTGGAGCCGCTGTCCTTCACCGCCTTAGCGATGTCGGCTTGCAGCTCGCTTTCGACGCGCTGGGCGGACTCGGCGAACTCCTTGCGCTTCTGCGCCGTGGCCGCCGCACTGACCGCCCGCAGGCTCCACGCCCACGACCGCGTGCCCTCGGGGAGCGTCGCCGACTTGCCGGCCTCCTTCTCGGCCTCAAGGATCGCCTCGGCCTCCTTCATCACGTCGGCAGCGTCACGCGGCGCCGGGTGGTCGGGGTCGATGCGGACAAGCTGCCCCATCTCGGCGGCGATCTTCGGGTCCGCCTTGGCGATGGCCGTGTACGCGCCGGCCTGGATCTGGACGTCGCCGCCCGCCTCCTCGGCGCGGGCCAGCTGCTCGGAAAGGCCGGGAACCACAGCCTCCAGCCGATCGCCGGCAGACTTCACCAGCTTCCCCGCGTCGGTGTCGGCCTTGTCCTGCTGCTTGAGCACTTGGCCGAGGTCGCGCGCGTTGAAGTAGAGCGTTCCGTTGCCGCCCTCGTCGGCGGCCTGCTGCATTAGTGCGGCGTATTCCTCGGGCGCCCGCTCGGCCAGCTTGCTGACCTCGGTGACGCCGGCCATTGCCTTCGCCCACTCGCCGACAGCCTCGGCCGCCTTCGCGTCTGCGATGCGCTGGCGGGCGGCGATGACGGGGCCGGGGAGCGACAGCAGCGCCATGCCCTTCGCGGTCTGGATTGCGATGTCAGACAGTCGGTCAATGACCTCGCCTTCGGTGATCGGGTCCGTTTGCGTCCCCGGCTTGCCGTCTGCGCGAGCCTTGCCGGTCTGGCTGGCCGCCCACTCGCCAACGATGTTGGACACCTCCTGCAGCACCTCGGGGCCAATCTCGCCGCCCTGCGCCTTGAGGTAGTCCTTGGCGAAGTTCCAGGCGATGCTCCGACCCGCGTCCTTGCCCAGTTCGCCGACAACGCGCTTGCCGATCGCTCGCATGATGCCGGCACGGATCGGCTTGGTGACAATCCCCATGCCCACTAGTTCCAGTGAGCCGTTGACGAGCCCCACGGCGTCGGCTGCCCAAGCGGCCCGTTCCGGGTCGTATCCGGCCGCGATCATGTCGCGGTAAGCGTTGCCGCCCTCAAGCTCGAAGGACTGGCGGAACATCTCCTTCGTGAACCCGATGGTGAAGCCGGCGGCCCCGGCGATCGGGAGCGTTACGACCTCCTCCGGCGCAAGCGCCTGCGGGCCAAGCTGGCCGGCAATGCCGGCGGTGGCCATGGCGCCCTCGGCCGTGGCGATGCCGCGCACAAACGCCTCGGGGACGGTCTGCGACCACTGGCCCGCATAACCAGCCAGCTCGGGAAGCCACAGAAAGCCGGTCGGCTGCTTGGACGCCTCGCGGTTCAGCCGGGACTCCACCCCGGCCAGATACATCTGCTCCTCATAGGCCAGATCGCCGCGACGGTCCGCCATGGCCAA